CTATTCAATTGAAGAGGTGAAAATTTAAAATAAGCTGTTACAACTTTTGAATCCTTATCCGTTATCTCTTCAATCGTTCTTTTCCAATAAAGATTAAATAAATTTGCATCAGTTAATCGAACCGAATCACGAACAAATGAGCCGTAATTTATTGCCCTTGATAATCCACAACCTAAATCAAAAGTGGGTGTATAAACATTATCAACCATACCCGCATAAGGGAATGAATAAGTACTTGAACCGCTCGCACCATAAGTCATTGTAAACCCTCTTACATCGTTTATGATTCCACCATAATAAAGCAACCTTATGTTATAAGTCGGCATATCTTTTTTGCCTGTGGTAAAATCTTCAGGACGAATCTTAGTCATTATCCTTGTGTGAAGTTTTGAATCACTCAAAGGACTTGCTGAAAACCCTAATTGAACCGTCTTATCACCTTTGATAAAATCGTTGTTTACATTGAATTTCTTTGTGGCGTAAGGTTCACGATATACTTCTTGATACTTCTTATTGAACTCATCATCATCCTCTTTATATTGCATTTGAAAGTTTCTAAAATCAAGTAATCCCATTGGTGCAATATCAATTTCTTTACTCACGTCTAAGTAGTTAGTAATATCCTCAAAGTCGTTTAAGTAAAAATCATCTCTCGGCTCAATGATGAATTTCTTTGAGTCGATTTGGTCAACTTGATAGTAAAGATTAAAGGCACGAATTAACCACGTTAAGAACTCAGATTGTTTGACCTTCTCAGGTAGTACGCTTGAAATACTAATTCCTGAACCTTCTTGATATAATGATGAAGGGGAGTTGAAAAAGAATGAATTATCTAATGCGTCAATAATTATGTCTGTATCTGCGTAATTAATAGGGAAGTAATTAAACTCGCAAAATATTTCATCACCTGCATTTATCATTGAACTATTTGTTTGACAAATAATTTCATCAGTTATATTTGCAGCGGATGCTAATCCATTTGTTGAAATTAATTTTTGCGTAAAATTAAGTAAGGTTCTAACTCCTAATGAATCTATTTTAGTGATAACTAAGTTCACAACAATAGCGGATGGATTAGGTAAACTACTGCCACTTACATTTGTTATTTTAATTTTTAAATCAGCCCTATAAGTTACTTCACCCGCTACTCCTGTAGGCATAGTGAATATATCTGTACTAATATCAAATCCGCTTGGAGTTGTATCTCTATTTAATGTATCAAAGTCTATTTTTTGTAATATCCCACCCGTCTGAGCAAATGAATAAGGAGTTGTTATACTTACATCAAATGTCCTATCCTCTACTTCTTGCGCACTCATTCTAAACTCACCGCCTGAAAAGGGAACTACTAACCTTTTAAACCTTTCAGAATTAAAAAATGCTGATTCATATCTATACCCCGCTTGACTAAAGATTGAATCTACTACTTGCTTAACATACACACTTGGGTACATTGTGGTAAGTGGATAGGTAATTTCCCCAAACCCCACCGAATTACCCCTATCAATTAAAGGATAAACATAACCCTCACCGCTTGGCACGCCTGATACATTGAAGTTTACATAAGTAGTTCCGTTCTTAATTATCGAAGTAGCCCACGAATTAACAATGTTATCACGATTCCACTCATGGTCATAAGCTGATAAGTCTAATTCATTAAGGTTCTTTTCCCCTAAGTCTTGAAACATATTAGCAAACTTCCCGATAATTATAACCTCGTATTCTATATCGCCATCCGTTCTCTTAATGTTGTTGAGTTGTAAGTATCCTGTTATCTGTGGAATACCTGAACGATACAAGATTGCATCGACTTTTAAATTAGGGTTAAAGTCAGGTTGATAGTTTATTGTAGTTTCGTTTATTGTTGCCCTATCAAGTTTGAATATGTGGTTAAAGATTTTATTATTGTTCGAAGTACCGGGCAAAGTAATTGTCTTTGAATAATCGCTTTGTCTTTTCTCAGGCTCACGAATATCAATGATAGTTTTAGTAATCGGTAAACTTACTGACTCGGTTAAGTCAACTTGAAACGAATCTGAAACAAACCCGCTCGCATTGTACGCATAAAGTATTAATTCGTTTTCGTTCATAGTGTTTGTTTATAATTATCAAATGCATATTCAATAGTAATCACTAAGTTGCTTATCGTTCTGTTAGTTGAATAGTTTAGTTCATCGTAATTCGATTCTAAGATATTAACTGATAGCAAAGTGTTATTATCTTGTTCTAAGTAAATGATAGGGCTTGTTAATAGTTCCTTTAAACCTTCCCATTGTGCATCTGTTAAGCCATCTGAATTTAATGTTATGCTGTCGGTGTACTTTGTGAAGTAGTTTGACTTACCCCTGAATGATTCTGAATAGTTGAGCGGTTGGAATCTTTTAAACTGCTTTCGTTCAATGTCAGTTTTCTTGACTGATACCTTGTTAAAGTTGAAAGCATCAAACCCCCCTAAAGAGTTTAGCCAATGTAGCCTATAAATGTCATACTTAGGGCAAGATAAATCTAAGTTCATTCTGCGTGTGTAAAGAGTAGCCGCTGTATTATCTCTTATAATAACCTCGATATAACTTGCAGCTGCATTGTTTAAAAAGGTATTCCATGTTGACCCCATATTCTCCCATTCTCTTTTACCTACATTGATTGACACTATATCTGTAACCCTTGTCACAGCCTGAACCGAACCATACAAGGCAGTTCCTACTTCATTGTATATTATATTATTCACATCGAATATATTTCCGCTCACATCAAAGAATTGAAGTATTCTATTTTGGTCTAATCGGATTACGTCTGTGAATGTTTCTTGATTTAATGACTTTTGATTTGAACGGCTTAAGGCATAAGACTGATAGCTTGATGCGTTCCATGTTTGAAATTCAAATACTGCATTAGTACCGTACTTAGGTGAACCACTTGAACCGAATGAAGCTAAGTCAGGATAAATAGTCGGTATGCCTGATGCGTTGTTATAAACTTCACCAAATTCAATCCAATAAGGCGCACGAGCATTTGCTATCCTCTGCGTTCCACTTGCATTGAATGAACTTAGTAAGTCATAGCTTACATAGTTTTGAATGACCTCGTTAAGGTTTATCTCTATCGCTCCTGTGTTAGGTTGCTTTGGATAGGTCAACCTTGTTACAGGATTAGTTTGACCTGATACATTTACATCAACTAAGAATTGGAATCCTGATGCGAGTGCATTTGTACTACTCACATTGAATACCATTTCATTGAATGAATTTTGCCAGTTATAAGGGTTACTTGATATTGTTATCATCTCATTAAATTATTTGCTAAAGTTATTGTTATTGATGCTCCGAGTGCATTTGCTAATCCTGATGCCATGCTTTCAAGGGTCGCCTCTGTGACTGCATCCGTAATAAACAAAGTTGGTTTAAGTCCTTTTCTTTTGATACTTACTCCCATTGCATAAGCCATTTTAGTTTTCTCGTCTATCTGCTTAGTTGCTCTTTGTTGCTTGGTTAAGTTTCTTGTCTGTGAATATCTTGACTCAATTGGGATGCCACGTTTTGAAATCCACTTTCGTAAAGACTTATTGAAGTTTTTAGAAACATATTCGTTTTTGAAACTAAATGGGCTGTTAAACTTTTGTCGAGTACCGCTCACACCCTTATCCACGAAGAAAGCATAATCATTCCCTTGAATAGTTACTAAGTAGTTTTTGCCCCTTGTTTTAACAGGTAAGGCAATGATACTTTGAAGCAACTCCGATTCAGAATAGTACGCTTGCTTTTCTGTTAAGTTAGATTTTAAAACGTCTGTTAGTGCTGATGCAAATTGATATAATGCCTTACCTATTATAGTATCGAATTGCACTACTCCATATTGGTCAGGGTTTTCGCCTAAGTCACCTAATAATTGTTTATAATCTACTTTTTTCACTTGCTGCTCTCCTGACTTCTTCTGAGTGGTCTATGTGGTAACTTAATAAGTTTAAAAATTGAATAATAGGTAAGTTCAAAAAGTAATCCCATTTCGTTTTATCGTTGTTAGATAAGTTGTCTATGGTTGCAACCCATCCCCATTTTTTTGCAAATTCGTTTCCTTGAGTTTCCTCTCCAATTCCCTTAGTTGATTGAGGGAATAAGTTTGGATATCTTTCAATGAGTTGTTTAATATTTGGCAAAAAAAAAGCGTAATAGGATAGGCTTGTAATATTGTCATGTGTTCAAGTAAGTGGTTACTTATTGCCTCATGGTTATCACCGTTATACTCCTGAACCTTTCCCAATCCCCACCAACCGCCAATAGGTCTAATTACTGATGCAAGTATCTTATGAACATTCTTTGCAGGGTCAGTTGATGCGAAGTGCTGAATGTCAATAAATTGCCCCGCTGTTAATTTACTCACGTTGTAATCAACCTTAAACCACTTGCCGCCAATCTTAATCTTATCTTTTAACTTTGCTGCTATTGGTAGACTTTCAAGTTTATTCAGTTCGTTATCTAAGGCAAATATATCTTCAACTTCCCTTTTGTAGATTTCCACAACAGGAACTTTGAACACGATTGCAAGTCTATTCGCTGCGTATTCTAACCGGTCCAAATCCTTATTAATAGAATTTAGTTCGATTGCTTGACTTAGGTTTAATTCTTCGTATATCTTTCGCATTGTTTTTAAGTATTATTTTAGGCTCGAATTGTAACGTATTTCCCTTTTAAGTTCTCGTTTAGTTTCATTAAAGCTAAATATCTGCTACTATCAATTAAGTGATTATTGAAGTCTACTGGTTCGTTAATTGCCTTGCCTGCCTTATCTGTTTTCCATTTGTAGGTCCTGAATTCCTTTTGCAGATTTGAGCCGATTAAAAAGATTTTAAAACGTCTAAGAATGTCGATTGAATTAATAATTGAGTCCTTGCCCTTTGCCGTTGGTTTGATGTTGAATCCCATTCGATAAACTTCCTCAATACTTTTAGGCTCGGCACTATCAGCAAAGATTTCATCACGTTTGTTGATTCCTAATTCAGATATTTTCTTGGCTATGTCCTGATTAGTTAATCCTCTTTCGTAAAGTTTCTCAACAAGGTAAAGTTCATTGTCACGTCTGTAAACTGAAACTAATGCGGTTGGGTCATTCGTAAAACCCCAATCCAATCCATGCCCTATGAACTTAGCATTCTCAGGAACTGCCAAACAATTAACCCAATTGTTAAAGACTAATCCAACTAACTGCCCACGTTCACCTAATCCAAATATCTTCCAATACTCAGGGTCAGCATCTTTTAAACTTTCGATTTCTCTTTTAAGCGCATCAGGTAGGTGAGGATTATCTTTGTAGGTGGTTATTAAA